GTATATCGTCCATTTTATTCTTCTATGAGTATTAATTCATCTTCTTCAAAAAACTCTACCCAATCTTCGCCAAATTCTTCGGCACTTAATACCATTGGAAACGTTATACCGTCTCCACCTTCTAAAATATCTTTAATTGTGAATACAATACCGTCTGGCAGTCCAAGTAGAGTCCTTGCTCGTTCTGTTATGAACACTTTATTTCCTATTTTCATATTATTAAAATGGTGCTTTTAGTAGCATATCTCTTTCAATTGTAGTACTCATGTGGTCAGCCCAATGAAGTATATGATGCATATTTGTTGGTACAACTTTACTTTGGTCATATACAATAAGATATTTTTTATTATCATCATCNTACANTCCATCTGTTAATTTTATNCCAAAATATTCATTTTCGGTACANACNATNCCATATTTANTTAANAAATAAAATGTTCTATCAGTCGCGTTCAACCAACTTAATTCAGGGTTTCTTTTGTATATTTCACCACGATTTTTCACATGCCAATCTGAATCATTTGGTATATAACTCATTTTACCAGTATCACCAAGTTTACCCAAATCATGATGAAATGCGGCAAATAGTAATTCGTCATCTGTAAAATCAATTATACCGCCAACTGATTCATATAATTTCTTCATACGAATTGAATTGTTTACCACATTCATAATATGGTCTATATACCCACCCTCGTATGCATTGTGAAATGATTTGTTGCCGCTTGCAGGCGATAATAATAAATTGGAACCCAATTCTTCCATCGAATACATGTGTAATAATTTTTCCAACCGCTCTCCTTTGAATAGTTTTTTGATTGCGGCAATAAATTTGTTGTAATTTTCTTCTAATTGTTTTTCTGTATGTTGCATTTTACCAATATTTTATTTTTGTTGCACCGTCTGGTGTGTATGTTTCATGTCTTTCAATAGTTTCTTCGAAATCGGCCACATTTTTTGGATATTCTGTACCTTTTCGTTTAAGTTTTTCAAGTAATTCTCGTTTTTCCTTTTTATCAGCACCCAAGATTTGAATATACCGGTGCTTTCCCGATTCTTTCATTCGCCAAAACTCTGAATATCCACTTTTGCCGATTTCTCGTTTTAAGTGTTCTATATTATGGCTTCCCCACATACTAAATACTGTTCTACTNTGTATCCATTTATACGGGNTGTTTGATAATGATATGCCGAAGTTTGGCATTAAGTTTGTATCTGTGTTTAATCCTTGATAAATCCAATTGGTTGCTTGGTATATACCACCCAAATGTTCCTGTCCGTTGTCAGCATAAGATAATAATGCTTTAACTTTTTTATCGTTTTCCTTTATCCACTTGAAGCTTTGTGCTATAACATATGATTCTATATTTGAACCATATCCGTCATCTATGTATAATCTTGTGAGTTCCAATACATTATCTTCGGTGAAGTCATCTAAAATTGATGCCGCTGCTCTACGTCCTACTGGATGACCATATATGATACATCCTATTAGTTTTTCGGAATCGAACTGCATATCGTTTGTATCTANTTTATGATATACACCGAGAGCGTATCTACAACTNGTCCAAGCGTGAGTATAGTGTTTTTCAACTATGATTTTTTTAGCGGTAATCTTATTTATAGGTGCAATGCTGATTTTACTNACATCGCAATATTCTTTGCCCTCAACTTTCATTTGGTTATAGNTTATATCTTACAAATATACGAAAAATAATCCGTATATCCTAATTTTTTATGATTTATTTAAATTTCCAAACAAAACCGTGTGATGTTTTTTTCCGGCCTGCTATACAATTACTAATACTACATGGTTTTATACCAAGTTCTACTACTATATCAACAATACCATTCCATTCTTTAATAAAATCACCATTGATTGTATATTGTAGTACAACTTTTTTATTTTTTCCTAAATTAGCTAATCGTAGATTTTCTTTTGTTGTATCACTCATTGGTTTATAGTTTCGTCCGATATGACTATTACTCATTTTTATACGAGTTTCTATACTATGAGTTTTACCTGTATTTATTTCTCTTAATTTTTCACGAGTTTCATCACTAACTATTTTACCAGATTGCGCGATACTCATATTTTTACGTGCTTGAACCGAAGCCTTTTTACCAAGCTTAGCAGCGCTGTATTTAATTTTAGCTGCATCGCTACGAGTTTTACCTGTGTTAGAAACACTTATTTTTTTTCGTGTAATATCACTTACAATATGTCCTTTTAAAGTATCACTTATTTGAGTACGTGTGGAATCTAAATGTATATTACCACATTCACCACCAATTCGTAGATTCATGCATTCAAGTTTAGCAATTTCATTTAAATTTACAATCTCATATTCACGAGATTTTAATTCTTCACGAGTCTTACAAAATTCTAAAATTTCACGAATATGGTTTTCTTTACCATATTTATTAAGTGAGTATCGTAATCGTTTTCCACTACCCAAATAACCATCAATTAAACTGTCTGAACTGTGCATTCCAATATAATATTTTTGAGTTATTATATTTGTAGTTTTATAAATAAAATGGTATTGCTTTTCTTTTCTCATAATATACTTCGTTTAGTATAAATATAAGAAAGTACAAAAAACAACTAAAACAGATGACGCCAAGTTTTTTCATTTCCAATACTCACCACATTCCACGTACTTATTTTAAAATTACGTGCTATCAGTTTGTGTGAGAAACCCGCTTTATATAAATTACGGATTTCTAACACTTGTGAATTTGTGAGTTTTGAATTCGGGTGGGCTTCCCCACGAAGTCTAGGCATAATTTCCTATTTCCAAGTTGCAATCGCTGTTCTATATACGGATTCAGGTCTTGATCCTAAAAGTGTTTCAACGATTTCACCATCTTTTTCTAATATAACCGTTGGTACAGAACGAATTCCGTACTGTTCTACTAATATCGGTTGGTCATCAACATCAATTATGTCAAATTGAACTCCTGGATTTTGAATTTGTATTCCTACCATTATTGGTGCCAATGTTCTACAAGGTTGACACCATGTAGCTGTAAACCGTTTTACTACTAAACTCATAACTTTATTGTTTTTTTATGTTAATTATTGTATATTTTTTATATAAAAAATATCTGTTTGTTTTTAATTTTTCAAGAGCATCTGATAAACTACCATAATATATACCATTTACTAAAATAGGATGTGCATTTCCATTTGTACTTCCTTTCATTTTTCCTTGTAGGGAATTGGATATATTTTTTGACCGAATTTTTCGTTGTTCGTCAGTAAGAGATTCCCAACTAGCTTTAACTCCATTTTTACGTTTAGTTCTTTCTATATCGGCTCTATTACCATATCGTAATTCATATGTAGTTTGGTACGTCTGTTGCTCTCTTGCTTTATTAGATAATATAGATTTTGTTTCAGTTGTATGTGATTTTCCATAAAACGGATTATTTTCACCAAGTAACGATTCTGATATTTGTTTCATACTATCAATATTACGTACCGATTTTCCATTTAATATTCGTGCACTCTGTAAATTAGATAGATTTTCATATGTACCATCATCATATACCTCTGCTAATAGTAAATGTGCAATAGTATGATCTTCAACTGATAATTTTATTGTATCATTATTATTTAATTTTAAGTGAATTGGTACTATATGATGATTATGTAATACCAATTCGCTTGAATATTCTTTTATTTTACATTTGTTTAAAAAATCAATATATTGATAATATTTATGTAAATCTAATTTAGTTGCATGTTCCATACATATAAATATAAAATTTTACACCAAACCGTTAAAAATCACACCAAACAGTAGTAATTTACATTCATTCTAAATAGTGAATCTTTTTACTACTAATCCCATAACTCTATATTTTATTTTTCCAATTGGTTTCCCAGTCTTTCATTCGTTCTAAAACTGCCATATCTATTTCTTGTTTAACCTCGTCCGATTGTAAATCGTACCATGATTCAAAATCTTCCGGTGGTTGTGCATTATATTCTACTATTTCTGCCATAACGGTTTATCTGTTTTTTAGATATTCCTTAATCTTTTCTCTTTGTTCATCTGTCCAAGAATCATCATTTACGAGAAGAAGTAATTCGTTTTGTAGTTTTTTAGAAATTACTAATCCAGTAGCTTCAAATTCTTCTTTTATTCGCTCGATATCAGCATTATTCAATGCACCGGCATGCTCGTTGAAAAACAATATTTCTTTTGTTTCCTCATCAACCGCGATGGTTATAATTGGTTTATCCAATCTATATTGAAATTCGCCATCTTGTTCCTCTGATGATTTTTCGGCATTTACCAAATTATATTCACCGAATTCTTCTGGAAGATTATCTACCCATTCTTTTAAATCTTTTAATTGCATAACTTATTGTTTTTTAATTGTTCTAAAATTTCTTTATCTATTTCAGATGTTATAAATTCGGTTGGAAATATATCACAAAATCGTTCCCATGATAGTTCCGTCCCGTCCTCTAATATAATTTTTTGTGGATGCCAACTCATAACTTTATATTTCACAACCATTACCACCACAAGCAATTTCGTTTGCAAGTTCGGTGTTGTCTACTGTTTCTTTTACTTTGGTTAAATCAATATCTTTTAATTGACTATATAATTCCCAGTATTGTTCCTCTGTGATATCTTCAAATGGTGTTTGCTTATAGCTTCCCCCATGAAACGGTAAAACTGATAGACCATTATAGTGTAATCTATTTTTCCACATCCAATCACCAACTTTATCCCATTCATCATCTTTTACCGAAACGGTGCATGATACATTATGGTTGTTTTGGCCTTTTCTGTACCCACTCTTTACCCAATTTTGAGAAATAAATTTTACTCTATTTAACAAATCAATAGGTGATTCATGTCTTGTGATTGCCCCTTGCGGTGCTCTTTGTGGTACTGAAATTACTGCTTGTTGGTCAGGTCTGAAATACTCATCTTCTAATAAATTAGGATTTGTGCGTTTTAAGTATTTGTATATTGATTCATCTTTACCAACTCTCATTCTACGAATGTAAAACTCAGAATGCCAAGCGTGAATTCCACTACTCGTACCTAATACCAAACTTGTAGTACCGGCAGGTTTAACTGATGTTGTTCTTGCTGCTTGGTTTATACCAATTATTTTGGCGATTTCTCTATTAGTTTCA